AAAGATGCATGTCCATGTCTATATATTGCCCGTTGAAGGTGTGTTTTTTTATTTTTATTATTATAAGACGACAAATATGCGTGTTGATTAAATCTTTTTAATGGGCACTTTATTGTTTTTCCTATATAAATTTTACCATTTTCAATATTTTCTATTTTATAAATGAATCCATATGGTTTTAAAAAATTATTAATAAAATATTTTTTTTCAAATAATCGCCCACTACATATTTCATCACATACTATATATTTGTTATAAACAACTTTATATCTATATCTTTCTTTAATCATAATCAATTACGCCTTTTCTACTAGATTTTTTATTAGCGAATAGTTCTTTGATTTCTTTTTCAAATTTACTATATATCCCTAGTTTTTGTAAACATGATTCTATTGGAGCTAGCTTTGTTTCCTCTTCTCTACCAACCTTATATTCTACTGATACTAAAATTCCGAAATCCTTGGCTTTAACGTCACTAAAAAACCGTCTTAAAGCATTGTCTATGCTTCTTTCTGTTATTTTCTTAGTTATCCTTCCAGTGTGTATTGTATATTCAGTCATATTAAGTCCTCCTATTGTTAATTTTTTATTTTTAGATACTTACAGGAGATAATATTTTTTTAGCATAGGCAAAAGTAGAGGCTGGTACCCTACCATACCTAACGGCGTTTGGTCCCGCATTATAGGCACAAACAGTATTGTGCCAATTACCATAAAACGACTTATTTAAACTAGCTAAAAACCCTATTGCAACCTGTAAGTTGTGTTTCCAATTAAAAACATTAAATTTTTCTTTGCCTTTATAAAACCATTTCACAAAACTACATATATAACGAGAGTTTAGTTGTCCCAATCCATAATCTCTAGTCCCGTTTCTGTTATATCTGCTAATAGCGTTAGGATTCCATTGAGATTCAATATTTATAACCCTAGACACTATATAAATAGGAATATTATATTTATCACAGAGGTCCATTGTATACTCTCTATATTTTTTAGGTATGTTTTGAATCATTCTTTCCATTTGATTAGCCATTTTGAATTTATAATTTATATAATTAATTTGGCTAATTGTAAAACTTAAAATAGTATTAAAAACAATCGCAAATACTATTAATTTAAGTGGTGGTAACAACACTAATTTAAAAAATTCAAAATTAATGCTTTTTATTGATTTAATAATGGAAAACAATACAGAAAATATTAAATTCATTTTAATCACCTTTTATTTTGTTTTATCTATTATACTAAAAAAACAAGCAAAATCAAACATTTATTTTAATTTACGCCTTAATAAATATAGTAAAAAAAAACATAGAATGAAAAAAAATATTATAATAAAAAACAATAAAAATCACAAAACATGATACCTCTAAAAACTAATACCAATATATATACTTAACTGTATTATATATAATAAGTTACATCTATAATTAAAATAATATTTGGTGTAAGGATCAAAAAACATAGTACCTCAAACTTTGGTGTTATTTTTCATTGTAACTTACAATATATTAACAACTTACACAGCTAAAAATCCACCCATTTCACCCTACTTAAATACTAAAGAAAAATACTTACTGTAAAAAGAATTTATAGTATAAAAAAGAATTCCATTATTCTCACAGTAAAAATAACTTTATAGCAAATAAATTGCTATTTAAAAAAAAATTTTCATTTAAAAAAAGTAATTACTATACTTATTACAGAAACTAAAAAAACGAGATAAATCAAGGAGAAGGGAATTAATATTGTTTGATTACGACAAAAAAAATCCAGTAAGAGTAAAATTCATTCGGCTATTAGATCGCTTGAATCCGTTTAAAAAACATAGGTGCATATCCTCTGTGTTATATCTTGACATTAAAGATGAACCAAGAATAGTATTGCTACAACAAGTTTTAAATGTCTTTAGTGGTAATGGTTGGGAGGTAGCTGCTGTATTAAAGGGATTTGATTCTAATTTTTTAGATATGAATGCTTATGTGTTTAAAAAGAAGGTTGGTTATTTTGAATATAAATATTATTCAAAAATTTTAAATAAATCTACAGATGAAACAATTGAAAAAATGAGAGAATTTATTAAGAGCGCTAACAATGTTAAAAACATTGCTAAGCCTAAAGGCAAAAACCAAAACAACTTTAGTTTAGAGAAATTTAGGGTTTGTAAGAATAACAAAGATAAAAATATATTTTTTAAAGATATATATGATAACAGCGGAGGCGAGGAATGAAAACAAGAGTATTATTAATTGGTGATTCTGCAAGAGTAAATACTGGGTATGGCGTAGTCCATAGAAATATAGGTAATAGTCTTGCTGATTGTGACAACTTTGAAGTACGACAGTTAGGAATGTTTGATCAAATAGCCAAGAAAAACAAAAATGTTGAAAAAGTTAAATTTAAAATATATCAAACCAGACATCCTTTTGATTTGCGCGATAAAAATGGGGAAAAAACATTTGAAGAAGTGCTTAAAGAGTATTGTCCACACATTGTTTTAACTGTTGGAGATCCTTGGCATTTATTTTATGTGGGGTTGTCTAAAATTAAAAATAAATTTAAATGGATTTCCTATGTTCCAGTAGACGGAACACCATATCCAAGAGTTATGCCATATCGCGGGAAGTGGCTTAGATTAGCAGATATAACTTCTAATCCAGATTATGTTATAGCCTTTAATAAATTTGGCAAAGAAACATTAGAACAAGCTGGAATAAAGATTTTTGATGTTATAAATCATGGTGTAGATGCAGATGTGTTTAGACCATTAAAAAATAAAGAATCTTTTAGAAAAACGTTTTTCAACATTTATGAAGATATAGATGATTCAATTATTTTTGGGTTTGTTGGAAGAAATCAGTTTAGAAAAAATCTACCATCATTACTTAAGGCATGGAAAATATTTATTGAAAAATATAAACCAAAGAAAAAGTGTTATTTATATTTTCATACTCCAAACGACGATACTGCTAGGGGTTTTAATTTACCAGAAATTATTAAAACATTAAAAGTTCCACACAATACTATAATTTTGCCAGATAATCTTAGTTCTGGATTAGGTATTACAAATAATGATATGAATAAATTATATAATTCATTTGATTGTTTTGTAAGTGGAACTATGGGAGAGGGATGGATGTTGCCTGGATTAGAAGCAATGGCCGCTGGTACTCCAACGATACTTCCAAATTATAGTGGACATCTTGAATTTGCCAAAGGTAACTCTTGGCTTATTAATGTTAAAGATTATTTTGTAGAAACTGTTTCTGGTATAGATAGAGCCATTATAGACGAGAAACATTTGGCAAAGCTTATGTATGATTTTATTAATTTAGACAAAGAAGAATTGTCTGATTTTTCTAAAAGTCATGTTGATAACGCCTCTAAATTTCAATGGGTTGAAATTAATAAAAAGTGGGTTGATCTTATAAATAGCATAGAAGTAGTTGATTATAGTTTTAATAAAAAAGATTTTAAACTAAGAGAACAAGAAGAAATTTTTGTACAAGAAGATGGTTCTTATAAAGTTATTGGACTTCCAATAGATCTAAATGTAAATCCTAAAAAACATCCAAAAATTGGGCTTGTTAGTACATATAATCAAAAATGTGGAATAGCTACTTATACTAAAAATTTAAAAAACGCAATGAGTGAAGTTTCTGGAGAAAATAATTGTGTTATTTTTAGTGAATTAGAAGATTATACCGTGTTGTTTAACCAAATTGTTAGTTCTAATATAAAAATTCTTCATTGGCAACACGAGCCTGGTATTATTAGATATGATAGTATTCTTATGAGATTTTTAATGAACTTAAAAGAAGCTAGACCAGATATTAGAAATGTTTTTACACTACATGCTGAACATTCACTTATAAAAGCCAATATAGATGGGTTGGCAGATCTTGTAATTCTTCATTCAGATAATAAAAATTATGTATTTAAAAATTCTTTTGTTGAACACATAGAACATCCTGTTCCAAAATATGAGGTTTCTAAAGAAATAAGACAAGAATATAGAGAAAAGCTTGGTTTTAATAATAAAATTGTAATTGGGTTTAATGGATTTATGACTCCATCTAAAGGGTTAGATTCTATTCTAAAAAAATTAGGAAATTTTTTATCCAAAAGAGACGATGTAATTCTTTATTTTTTAAATGCTATGCCAGAGCAACCCATAGCTAAACAAGATGCAGAACGACTAATTGGGTCTATGAATGACATTATGTTAGAAATGGGAATAAAAGACAAAGTAATAATTGATACTACTTTTTATTCTAAAAAAGAAATGAGCAAAAGAATTCAAGCTTTTGACATAGGTGTAGCTTTTCTTGGGGGAGAAACCTTCTCTCAGTCTGGTAGTATAGCAGAAATGGTTTCAAATCATGTACCAGTAGTTGCTTCTAATATCGGTCATTTTAAACATATGATACGACATGGATTTTGTTTCCCAGTTAATGATGGTGGAAATGCAGACTTATTTACTGAAAACTTAATTAACATTATTGATTCTAAGCTTTTTAATATATCTATTAAAACTATTAAAGAAAAAATATCTAAAAATATTAATACTTTGTATTATGAAGCTTTTGCTAAAAAACATTTTGATTTATATAATAAAATTTTGGAGAAATAGGTGGCAACTATATCTAAAGCAAAAAAACAAGAACTTCCATCAATAAAGGGGCAAATAGTATCTTGCCCCATGATGAGTAAGTTTGATATAATAGTTGATTCTAATTATTGTATTAATAAGTGTTCGTTTTTTGGGAAACTTATTGAAGCTGAAGACAATAAAAATCCTGGGCATATTGAATGTAATTTTCCTAGACGACTAAAAATACATCCAATTGCTGGGTAGGGCGGTTAAGATTGAGCAACAGAGAAGTACGAAAGATAAAACATGAAATTGTTTCAAACAATAAATTATTTTCTTTTACTACAACAGAAGTTTTTTTTAATAAAATAAAAAAAACCCCCAGTAAACAAGAGTATAAAGAAAATTATGGCAAAAATGATCATTATAGTAAGATAATATCAGACAAACAATATTTTTTAGCCTCTTTTAAATCTTTAATTTTTAAAGAAATACAAAAAAGAAAGTATGATATTAAAAACAAAGATGAATTTGAAGATCTTATTTCTGAATCGTATAAAATACTTATAGAATTGTTTGACAAAATTCAAGAAACATTTAAAACAAAATATAAAGATAAGCCTATTATTGAAAAAACAAAAATCTTACAAGCTTTTATAGGGGCCTCTTATTCTGGTAGACTTTTTAATTGGTGGTGCAAATGGAGAAATTTAAAATATATAATTAATCCAGAAGGTGGGAGGGGAGCTTATAAAAAAATGGTTTTTAATGGATTCAATCATCAAATTTATAGCGATGAAGCTCAAGACGATATAAATATTAAAATAAATAACAGTATTGATATAGAAGGTAAAGAAAACAGTATAGAATATAATTTTACTGATTCATTATTTGATATAGAAGAATTTTCAATAGACAATATAAATTTAGATATTTTTTGGGAGCATGTTGAGCTTGTATTGCAGGATATTCATTATATAATATTTAAAATGTATTATAAAGAGGGTATGACATATGACAATATTATAAAAACACTAGGTATAAGCAAACAAAAAGTTACAACTATAAAATTTTATGCAGATCAAAAAGTTAAAAAATACTTTAAACAACATAACATATTCGGAGATAAAAATGCCAAACAATGATAGTGGTAGAGGTAATGCTTTTACTAGGGCAGAAAATGAATATATTGTATCTAAATGTTTAAGAGCTATCTCTGGTAAAGAAAAAATAAGAGATATAGATATAGCCACTATATTAAATCGCGGGAAAAACAACATAGCAATTAGAAGAAGAAAACTGGGGTTTATGTATAAAAATGATCCACAGACTGGTGAGGTTAAAGTAGTTTATAAACGACCAAAATCTAAAGACTATTATGTAAATATAGAGAAAATAGACGTTAATAAATGTATAGCAATAATAGAAATGAAACAACATAAAAAAGAGCTTTCTAAAAAAGGTGAGAGTATAGAAAATATTAAGCTTTCAGATTTTTACCCAGATGGTGATTTTGATACATATAAAGAACAAGAGCTTAATACCGCTAGAGAAAATATAGAAACCATGGATGTCGAGGGTGATGTAGAAAAGGCTGAAGATGCATTCTCTACTGATTATGATGATAATAAAAATGTTGAACATTTTGAATCCGATAGATTTGTCAAGGAGGAAAATGAAGCTGAGGAAATAGACCCAATGGCTTTCTTTGACAAACCTAATAACGATAATGACAATAGTAATAAGTTAGAAGCCGTTAAAGAAACTAGTGAGGATCTGGCGTATTTTTCTTCTGCAACTTTTTCTTCAATGAAAAAATCTTTTGATTCTGATGAGTGGGAGTATTTTAAATCTAGATGGAAAGCGTATATGGCAACATACGGTGCTCAATTTGATGAAGTAAGTGATTGGGATGACCTTGTTGGCTATTTATCAGAACAGATTAAAAGGAATAGGCTTCTTCAGAAAGAAAAAGAGTATGATGAAGATTATTCTAAAGAGCTATCTCTATGTAGTGGTAGGCTTAATGATTATAAGAAAAATTTAGCTACTTCTAGAAATTCTAGAATTCAACAAAAGGTTGATACTAGACTTAATATAGCGGATATAATAAAATTATTTGAAGACGATAAGAATTTTATAGAGATAAATTATATGGCAGAGATAGAATTAAGAGGGATGTCTAAATATATTAGAAAAGAATTATTAACTGCTGGCAACATAAAAGATTTTTCAAAAATAGATGGTAATGAGGCTGCTCTATTAATTGGTCTTCCAGCTTCTTATGAAGAATTGTCAAAACTCTTGGAGTAATAGTAGTGATAGATAGAAGGTTTAAATATAGGGCAGAAGTACTAACTGTTGGTATGATTAGAATGGTATTGTTTTTTAGAAAATATCCATGGATTGCTCTTAGGCTTTTAGGAAATAGAAATGGTAAGCCAATAGATTTAGCAGAATTTCAAAAAGTAATTATTATGTGTGCTTGGGTTAAATTATTTCCTGTTTTTAACCTTACTCGTGGTGGTGGTAAAACCTTTTTGCAGGGGCAATTAGCTATTTTAACATCAATTCTTTATTCAAGAAGACAAATAGGTATTCTATCCGCTTCCTTTAGGCAATCTAAAATGGCATTTTCAGAAGCAGAAAAAACAATTAAAGATTCTCCATTATTACAACAGGCAATTTATAAGGGACCCACATGGAGAACTGATGAATGTTATGTTCATTGGAGACACCAAGGTTTGTTTTCGGCTCTTCCTATTGGGGATGGAAGAAAAATTCGTGGTGCTAGATTTCATACTGTTTATATTGATGAATATGCCCAAGTTCCTAAAGATATTATTGATGTTGTAATTATTGGGTTTACGGCTACTGTGGCTGATCCAATGGCTGAAGTTCGTAGAAGAGAAAAAGAAATAGAGTTAAGAAGAAAAGGTATAACTATAAAAGATAAGGCAGCTAAAAAAAATCAAGTTTGTTGTTTTAGTACTGCATATTATCAATTTAATCACATGTGGACAACCGTACAACAAAGACTTATGTATATTAGATCAGAGTATACTAAAAACAAAATAAAAGGTAGCGATAATTATTCTGTATTAAAAATTCCCTATAAATCACTTCCGTCTGGATTTCAAAGTGAAGATTCTATAGAAATGGCAAAACAAACTATGTCTAAGCAAGAATTCAGAATGGAATATGAAAATTTTTATCCTTCTGATTCTGATGGGTTTTTTAAGATGTCTACAGTTGACGGAGCTGTGTCTAAAACACAGGCATATAGATATTATGGTAGAGAACAATATGAATATTTTTTATCTATAGATCCAGCTAGAGATAATGACAATTGTGCATTTTGTATTATTCAAGTTGCTAAAAGTGGAGAATCAAGTGTTGTTGTTTGTATAGAGACTTTAAATAATAAATCATATACCATTATTCATGATAAAATATTAGAAATACTTGATAGATATAATATTGTTAGAATTTCAATAGATAAAGGTGGTGGTGGTTCAGAGATAAAAGACAAATTGTGTGACCCAGACAAAATGCCTGGGAGATCGCTTATTTGGGACATTGATGATCCGTTATCATATGTGAATGGTGTTAAAACCAATCCAAGACCTGGGTTACACATATTAACTCTTTTTAAATCTTCCTCTAATTTGTTAGCAGAAGCCAATCATGGTTTGTTGTCAAAGCTTGAAAAATGTTCTTTGGTTTTTGCGAAAGAACCCGTAGAAGAAGAAATAAAAAATGCTAATGAAATAGAGACTGCATGGTATGATATTCAAGCAGAAGAATTTGAAATGGCTAGAAAAGAAATGTCTAGTATTATTGTAAGCGCTACCAAACAGGGTACGGCTCATTGGGATACAGAAAGCAAACATCAACAAAAAGATAGATATTCTGCAATATTAATTGGGGCTAATTTATTAAGGGTTGTGAAAGAAGAAGTAATAGAAAAGAAGGACAAAGATCTTGTGCGTGGTGTTTGGGTTGACATTAAAGAGAGCGATTATAGAGATAATAATAATTCATTTTTTAATGATGCGTCTCTTTAAAATATGCTATATTAAATAGATAAATAGGAGTTAACATGAGTAACAAAAAATCTGTTCATTATAATAGCAATAAAAAAGAAATAAACATAAGTATTGATGATAAAGATATTATTAAAAACGATAATGGTAGTTTAAGCTTTTTGCTTAGTGGTAAAAAGTTAGATGAATTTATTTCAGCAAATGATATTATTAATAATGTTGCTGTTTCAGAAAGCTTAAGCCCAAGGGAAGTGGTACCAGCACCAATAACCCCAATACCTAAAAACATGGCTGAAATTGGGGAAATTTTTAATCATGACCAAGGCAGTCTTGGTTCAAATTATTCAAATAATTGGTTAAATAGTTTTTCATATTCTAATTTTGCTAGCTTTTCACCATACGGAGATAAAAGAGAAATTTATTTAGCTATGGAGCTTTTTAAGAAAGATTCTCTTACTAGAAGAATAATTGAACTTATGACTCAATTTTCATTAGGAGATATTGTATTAGAGGGCTCTACTCCTAAAATTAGGGACTGGTATAAAGCATGGATGAGACAAATAAAAATTAAAAAAATACTTGGATATTTTTTCTTAGAATATTATAGAAGTAGTAATGTTACTATAATTAAGCAAATGTTACCTTATAAAGAAACAAACAAATTTAATATTTTAAAATTTAAAGAGGGGACTAATAAAAATATAGATGATATTAATAGTGTAAAAGATGACAAAAAGATATCATATGAACAAGCTTCAATTTTAGAACTAGCTAAAAGTAGGGGCAAAATACCATATAGGTATACAATTGTAGACCCAAGACTAGTTACTATAAATACTCCAAATGGTCTTGAGTTTGGACAAGTTACTTATACTCCAGATCATACTATGGTTAATGCTATTAACAGTAGAGTAATGTCAAAAACAAATCCACTTAAGGGTTATGATTCAGATTTCACTAGAGAATTAAAGTCAATAAAAAATAAAACTGGGGGCATAGTTCTTAAGCCAGCATTTGCTAGTCAATTTTTTAGAATGAAACAACAATATGAACCATATGGGACCCCACTATCCTCTGCTGCGGTTCCACACATACAAATGAAAAACAAGCTTAGAGATATGGATCTATCTATAGTAGATTCTGTTAAAAATAAGATTCTTATGGTTACAATTGGGGATAAAGATTTTCCAGCAAAGCCAAAAGCTATGAAAGCTATGTCGGTTTCTCTAAAAACAAAAGGTAAAGTTTTTACATTGTTGTGGAATCATACACTAAAAATGGCATGGGTTGAACCAAAATATACAGAATTAAATCATGAGAAATATAAAAATGTTGACAAAGATATTAGAGAATCTTTTGGTATTACTCCAGTTCTTTTAGGAGATACAGAAGGTCAGAATTATGCTACTGCATATGTTTCTATGAAGGGATTTGTTGAAAACTTAACAGACGGTATAGATTCTGCAATAGAATTTCTTGAAGATGAATTTTCTCAAATAGCCTTGGCTATGGGATTTCCATCATGTCCAACTCCTAAAATAAATCCAACAAACTTAACAGACACTATAAATATGATGAAAGTACAACAAGCCGCTAGTCAAAACGGTATCTTAAGTAACGAAACAGTATGTGAAGCTATGGGTAATGATTGGCCTACCGAAGTTCAAAGAATGAAAAAAGAAAAAAAACTTAGAGAAGAAGGTATAATTACTGTTTCTTCTCCAAATACAAAGTCTAAAGATGAAGATCAAAAGACTGAAAGCGAAAAAATAGATTCATTAAAGAAAAATCAGACTGGCAAGCCAACTATAAATAAAGAAACTACAAACAAAAATACAACAGGAACACCAAAGATTAAAAATATTAGTGGAGAAAAAAGGGCAGCTAGCGAAATTTCTCTAGATGATTCTGGCATGGAGCTGGTTGAATTGTTTAAAGCAAGACATGTTGGGAAAAAACTATATACTAAACTATATACTAAACTTACAGATCTTGGTGCTGAAGATGTTTATACTTCTTCTATAAAACTTATGACTGCAATACCAAGGAGTGCTTTTAGTTATTTAGACGATGATTTATCTAATTTAAACAAAGAAAATATAGAAGAATTAAATACCTCTGTTGACCTAGAAAGAGTTGATTTTTTACTAAGCCTTATAGATAATGTAAAAAAAGATATTGGTATGAAACATATTTCTAAATCAAAACTTGGAGATATTGTTGCTGAAAGTTGGGCAATCTATATGGCTACTTATCATGGTAATTTATAATATGTAATTATATATGTTTTATTGCTATATTTAATAGACGCATTTAAAAACACATCGGAGTCCATAAATAATGACACAAGATAGTAAATCTGTTTATAATATAGATTCCACTACTAAAAATATTTTAAATAATAAAACATATAAATATAAAGATTTGGTTAGCATTTCTAATCCAATTAATGAGTTTAAAGACATAGCGAAAATTCAAGATGTGTTTGAACTTAAGAGTGATGTCGCAAATATTTTTCCAGTTAATCTTGGTAAAACCATAAACATTGAACAACAAAAAGATTTAGCTTATGGTAGCTGTATTTATGTTAGTGAAGGAGAAAATGATAATGGGTCATTTTTTTTAAGACAAGAACTAATAAAGGCAAGAAAGACACCCATATTAAAACCAGTTGACATTGAACATAACCCAGACATTATAGTGGGAGCCATATATGACTCTAACCTATTAACACAGAATGGAAGCGTAATTAGTGATTCTGATATAATTTTTAATGAAGAAAATAAAAAATATGAAATTTTTGATAAAAACGGGCAAGAAATAAATGATAGACTAGATATTAAAACCGATTTTGTTATTTATAAATATATGTTTCCAGCTGTTACAGCAGAAATATCAAAATATCAATATAATGATATTAATAAAAAGTATTTTGTTAGTATGGAAGTATTTTATAATGAATTTGGATATGTTTTTGACAGAGACGAGTCTAGTCTTGTTAAGATTGAAGATAACTTGGCTGGCAAAGAATTAAGAAATAGATATGAAGAATATATTAATAAAGTAGCTCCAGACGGAAGACATGTAAGCATAGCATATTTGGACTACGTATTTAGTGCAGTTGGTATTACAGAAAGACCAGCTAATAAAAGAAGTTATTTGCTTGATTTGGCAACAAAAAAGCAAGAAAATAATAGTAGGGCTATCGTTGATAGCGTTGCAAAAGGGATGGATACACACACACACACTAATTTAAATGAGGATAAATCGTCTCAGGAGGAAAAAATGCTAACAAAAGAAACAGTTGAAGCCATTGAAAAAGCCGTGAACAAGGCTATGGCTTCTAATCCTGATCTATCTGCTGATGAAGCAAGAACAGGTGTTCTTGAAACACGTATTGAAACTCTTATAAACGACAACACTGAACTTATGGGTAAGCTGGATACAGCTAACGATAAGGTCGTTGTTATGTCCAAGGAAGCGGAATCAGTTTCTAAAGACACCGCTATAAAAGAAGAAAAACATGTTTCTGATATAGCTAGCAAAGAAGGGGAAGTTGAAAAACTTTCTAAAGAATTAGCCACGGCTAATGAAGAATTAACAACTATTAGACAAGAACAACTTGGATCTGATAGAATCATGGAGCTTGAAACTGCTGGTATTAAATTTGGCGATCGTAGAGACGGAGTAATTTCCAGAATCTCTAAGATGTCAGATGAAGATTACACAGCATATAAAGACGACATGACTGTAATGTTTGCTTCGTTTACAGCTAAAGCTAATGAAGAAGTAATTGTAGAACCAGTAGCTGTAGAACCAGTGGTTGTAGAACCAGTGGTTGTAGAACCAGTAGTTGGAGAACCAGTGGCCGTAGAGCCAGTGGCTGTAGAACCAGTAGTTGGAGAACCAGTAGCTGTAGAACCAGTAGTTGGTGAACCAAATCTTTCTACCGATTCTGCTTCAGCAGAAGTATTTAACAGTGCTACTGCATCTAAAAGTAATGTCGATGTAGACAAAGACTATAACACCATCATAGAAGGTGTTTTCAAAAAAATTACCACTAGAAGTCAAGAAAGAAAACGTGGTAGTAATACAATTTTTTAATGGAGGACGACTAAATGAATTCAAACCCTAGTAATACCTATACAAGCAATAGTCGTGCAGCCAAAGGTTTTGAGATTGTTGGTGACAACCCAGCGTTGGTTGATGCCAATTTCAACATTCCAACAGCAGAAGTAACTCGTGTTTTTGGTGCTAACATGGACGTTCCTGAGGGAACTATTGTTATGCCATACACTGTTGGAACCACTGTAGGTACTTATACCTCAGTTGCTGGAGATCTTAAAATCGTTACTAATGGCTACGACGAATTTTGGGGTGTTACACTAAGAAAAGTTAAATATTTCGATTCAAAAAACAACAGAATGGATTATCCAGAAACTGTTGGTTATGGAGAAAGAGTAGCTGTAGCTACTGGAATGTTTAACGCTGTAACACAAAATTTTAATGTTAATGGACAAACAATCCAACCTGGTGCTAGAATGTACGCTGGAGTTAGTGGGATGCCTACTATCGACGACGGTACTCTCTATGTCGGTGGGTATGGATCTGGACGTTTATTTGCATCAATTATGGAAGAAGGATTTATCGAATACGATGTTCGTACTGGTAATCCTAAAGTAGCAGCAAGCGGCGGCGTTGCCGACGAGATTTATATCAAAGCCTTTTGTGACAAATTAGGCCGAATTTAAGGAGGGAGCGACATGGATAACATTAAAATGATCTTAGATAAGGCGAGCACTTCTGATTTCGACTCCCTTACCAAAGAAGACAAGGTAACTCTTTTTAAGAGCATGGCTCTTGAAAATGAGACTGGAGAACAACTTAGAAAAGCCTATGGAGCAGTTCAGGGCGAACTTCTTTTACCTTTGATTAGACAGGAATCAAGTATTAGACGTATTTTCAAAGAACAGTTTACTAATGGTGAACAAATAGAATTTCCCATTCGTTCTAAAAGAATACGTGCTGGTTGGTATGGTGCTGATGGCGCTAATACCCCACAAAGACAAGCTACTTCTAGCAATATTTATATACATACTTTCAAAATTGATGGTGGTTGTAGATGGGCTCTTAAACAACTTCGTACTGGAAACTACAACTTAGTTGAAGAACTACAGAACGATATGATAGATGAAGTTGTTTATAAAGAAGACCTTGCTGGATGGACATTGATCAAGGCCGCTGTTACTTATGGCGATATTGAATCAATAGCAACTCTTACTACTACAAATTCTGATATTACTGACAACAAACAAGGTACTTCCTTGTCTGTAGCTGTATTAACAGAAATGATTACAGTAGCTGATGAAAAACCAGATGGAGGAAGAATTCTTACCGACCTTTATATAACACCTAGACGTTATGGTGATATAAGAAAATGGGTTGATACGAGTCTCCAAGATCTTGCTGATGGTACTAGAGCAGAAATGTTTAGTGCTGGACAGGCAATTGGCGAAAAAGGCGTATGGGACATCGCACTACACAAAGTTCGTAATGCTCAATTTGTAGACAATACAAAAGCATATGGATTTTCTAGTAGCTTTGGAACTATGGCTATAGCTGAACATTGGCATACAGTTGATGATCCTACTGCCATTTTAAAATGGGAACAGGGTCTGATAGGTAAGGAGGAAGTGGGATTCGGTATAACTGACGTAGAAGGTTGTGTAGTTTACGGCTTTTAATAAAAGATAAATTTCTAACTTATAAAAACCCTTCCAGAAATGGTGGGGTTTTTTTATTATAAAAATGTTTGATTTTCCACATTATTTTAGTATATTATTATGATGACAGATATTTATTGCTATATTTATATGATTGTAATTTTAAGAGGCTATAATACAGATGTTTCGGGGAAAAATCTTGCGACTCCAGCGATGGATGAACAAAATTTTAAACATATAACGTAGGTAGAGGCAAATATAAAAGAAACAAAAAGCCCTCCTACGAGGGCTTTTTTTTGAAGGAAGATTTTTTAAATGATAATTCTTTGGACTTAGATAAGCATGGTAAAAATGATATTAAATATATATTTAACGTTGGTGGGGCTATAGCTAATATGATTAAAAAATATTTATAAAAATGTGTTTGATTTTTAACATTTTTTGAGTATAATATAGTTAGAAAGAAGGGGATGAAATAGGATCGATTGGATTGATTGCAAGGTAGGACGAAAAAGCACTAGAACCGAAACTACCTATGGCTGGAAAGAGTCTCAATTTTCTCAAGACGAGGGGGCGGTACCCTCCATCTCCAAATTTGTCAACAACTTTGTTGACTTATATAATTATGATTTAGTTCTTTAGAAGTGTTGGGTCATGTTGGCTAACATGTCTAAAAAACTTTGATCTTTGACAGTTTAAAGGCATTGCGGGGAGAATTGGTATTCAATTCGGTTTCATAAGTCGAACCTCGGTAGTTCGATTCTACCCCCCGCAAAACTAAAGGCACGCACAGCAAAAAAATTATATCCACCTTTCATGGTAGAAGATAAAAATGTGCCTTGTATACGGGGAGATAGCTCAGATGGTAGAGCGCGAAAGCTAATGTGCTTTGTTAAAAGCACTAACAGCAACCAATTGCAAACCATTTTAAGGTCGTGGTCGCAGGTTCGATTCCTGCTCTCCCCAAAGAAAGACGCTAACAGCAATAAAAAAACTTAATGTGGAATTGAATCTAAATTGCGTCTTGTATTCTCAATGTTATTGGGAAAATAAAATAAAGCAAGAAGGACTTAAAAA